AATCACCCCATTGCACATTGCGTCATGTTTAGAAAGTCAACTAAAGAACGTGTTCTCAACTCACCAGCGCTGACCGATTCAGGTCGGCGTGTAGCTGAGCAATTAATGAGGGATGGAGGCTTAGTGTTTGAGCGACTGTTTAATCATTTAGGCGACTTAGAAGATCGCCTAAATCGCGTTGAGACCACCCACAACACCATCCGCCGCGCACTGGAGCAACTCAATGACTGACCTCACCCCACTAAGCCCTGCCGCGCAGGCGGTGCTGGATGCTTATCAGGCCGCGCCGATAGAAGACGGGTTGACGGCTGCTGCGGTGCTCCGTGCTGCTGCGGATCAACTCACCGTGACCAATGGCGAGTGCTCTGGGGTGACACTGTGGGAAATAGGCTTCTTAGCTGGCGCTGCCGGTGCTCGGCAGGGACTGCTCGCTATTGCTGACGAGCTAGAGGGTGCCAATCCTAACGCTGATGAAAAAGACTAAATTGCGTAGATGGTTGCAAAAGCCCTTACGGTTTCATCATCAAGATTTGCATGATGAAATTGAAGGGCTCACTGCAATGTTAGTTGCCATTAACAATCGCCTTATCGCTATAGAACGCTTGCTTCTTGATCAGCAAAAGCCATAATTATAGCCAGTTCATAATTGTTCATAATTTTCTTAAAAAAATTCATCATCTAGGGAGCTAGGAGAGCTATTGGTTGCAGGGGGATCAATGGAAGGGGAGTGATGAGTTGTAAAATCAAGCTCTGGCTCTTCATAGTCCCAAGAATGGTATAGTCGAACCCTAGAGCCATCAGGAGCATTGTTAAAAGAGCTGGTAATAAAGCCCTGTCTACGAGCCACTTCCAGCATCTTTCCTGCACCAGCAATGTCTCGTGACCCTGCAGCAGACGCTGCTTGCTGCCTAGTAAAGCGTTGACTAGGCATGCGGTCTAATGCAGCTACAATGCGCTCCAGCTCTTCCAGGCCGTTTGCTGCTGCTCCTGCATATTCCCAGCCATAGTTCAATGGATCACGACGAAGCATGTGCTGACCAGACAGCCCGCTTCTGCTCTTCATCCATTCCAGCATAAATTGATTGCCATCAAAATTATTTTCAGGGCGAGTTAGTTTCACCACCTCACTCACATTATCTACGAAGCTAGTTGAATCACGCAGGCCTCCACTTTTGTTTAGGTGGTGAAGAATGAGCACAGAACAACGATAAGTGTTAGCCAAGTCTCTAAGGCCATAAATTACATCTCCTGCATTGCTTTTAATCATATCTACATTCATCCCAGCAAGGCAAGCCGTCAAGCTATCAATCACCACAAAAATAGGACGTTCTTTTCTGATGTAGTGTTCTAGCTGTTGCATGTGTGCAAAGCGCCAGGTTTCCCAGAATTCAACAGTGCCAGGCTGCAAAGAGGTGTCTTGATAGCCAATGACGGATAGTTTCTCTGCCGTATCAAGCAAAGGCTCGTCGCTTTGACAAATCAATGTCTTTCCTTGCATACACCTTCTCCCGCTCCATCGCCTACCAAGACCAATATCCAATGCCCAGTTGTATGCCAAACTGGATTTTCCCGTGCCTCCTGAAGCAGCTAAAAGCGTTACGCTTCCTAGAGGAATGGTGCCAGCAATCAACCATTCTCTAGCCTTATCAGAGCTTGCAATGGTAAGGGCATCAATGCTTTCAATGCCTTCCCTGCCATGCACTCTGGCGCGTGCTTCTACAATGATTTTATCAATATTTTGCTGATTCATCTTCACTGCTCGTTGTTCTAACCATTGACTGGTTTCATAAGCAATGCGAGCATCATTGGCATAGAGACCAATAAAGTTTTCTACTGTTGAAATGATTTCTTCATACGAGGGCTTACCATCTTGATTTTTATGGCGACTTTTAGAAACAATGGAGGACAATAATTCATCTTTAGCTGCCCCTTCTTCAATGTAGTCAGCTATGTCATAGCCATTACCAGAAGGAAGATTTTCCCATTCCCATGAACGCGGATCAGCATATAACCATGATGCACCAGGATTATCATTGGCAATTTCTGCCATGAATGCCACACCCTGCTCATCTCTATCAGGCGACAGAACAATCTTTTTTCCTTTGAAAAGCTGGCTGTAGTCACCATTAGTGCGATATTGTTTAGAGCCTCCCAAAAAAGTAACTGCAGGCAGTCCTATCTCCCAGCACGCTTCACAAGCTGGTTCCCCTTCAACAATAAAAATAGGCAGTCCACTATCGCTACTGTGCTTTATTGCCTCCGTATATTTATAGGGCAATATACCAGCCTTCATCTCCTGTAAATCAACTTTATGACTAGGAGAATCAGGAGCAATGGTAGGAAAATCTTGCCAAATGCGCTTGGAGCCATGAAAATCATCTCGATGGACAATAACTACTTTTTCACCTTTTTTGTTGTAATAAGAAAAATTCCTTTGACCAGTTGCTCTGGCTGGTTTCTCCCATCGCACTAATGGTGCCAAAATATTGCGAATTTCAGCTCTATGAGCAGCAGAAGTGTCATGCCAACAGTTATAGCCACCATTGCCTTTGTTAATTGTGAAATCATTTCCGCCACATGCAGGGCAAAGAAATTTTCCTTTTTGGTTGCTGTCCTCCAGTTGCTCAAGGTGATCAAGAATGTTAAATGCCATGAAGACGCAGGGACATCGGAACCATCATGGCAGCCAGCGCGAGCCTTTGCAAAGCTTTTAAGCCATAAGAAATGCTAATGGCAGAAAAAGCTTGCAGGGGCCCTTGGCGGGCCTACACTCAGGAGGCCTTTGAATAGTATCATGGCCAAAAGCCACTATGAAGGCGGCAAGCAACGCCGCCACTTCACGCTTTCCGACCAAGCCCATGCCCATCTTGCTGCAATTGCAGGAGAAGCTCGCCTAAGCAAGTCGGAAGCATTGGAGCGCATTTTACGGGCATTCAGCTTTTACGAAGCTGGCATTCTTGCGGATGCCGTTTGGCCTGATATTATTGACCATACCATTGCTCTTCCTTTAAATGAAAATTTCTGAACTTATCTCCTTGCTACAACAAGCAGAAAATAAATTTGGCGACATGCCAGTGGGAGCGTATTCTGCGGAGTATTGCTACGAACTGAGCAAGCCAGAAGATCTTATGGAGGTGTCGTTGCGTGTGATGACTTCCTACCTTTGCTCTTCTGAGCAGCAACTGCCAGGCGTTGATTTGCTTGGTAAGTCTGATATTGAGCCCAATTTATTCCTTACCCTTTTCTACAGCGACCGATGATCCTTTCTGAATTGATCGCCATCTTAAATAAAGCTGAAGCTCAATATGGCCCTGATCTGCCTGTTCTTCTTGCATTTGAAGAGGCAGCCCTCGAAGAGGGCTATGAAGAAACTGCTACTGAAGGCATTAGTGACATTCGCATATTGGAAGACTGGCCGTTGCCTGGTACAAGTCTTGTCAGCTATGAGGGCCAGAAGCCTAAAAAGCTTGTCATCTTCTACGACAACCATTACAAGCTTGATTCTTCCATTGAGCAATGAAACACTCTCTCCTGACTTACAATCCTGCTGATTTTTTCATGGACACTCCTGCATCAATGGCTCTCACTGATCGCATGAACGGCATTTTCGCTGCTCTTGAAATTCCCCCTGATAAATTTACTGCAGCTTACGAACTGCCCATTGGTGAACATGTTGAAAAGAACTACAAAGGCCTTTCCTACCTATCTTGGCCGTTTGCCTTCCGCCACCTTAAGGAACAATTCCCGACGTTCTTTGTGGCGTTTGAAGAAAGCACAATCGGCTGGCCAGTTTTCGGAAAGGAAGGTTGCTGGCTTCTTCGTCCTTTCCTCACTGATGGTTGCCGCCGCACTCCTGCCTTGGTTTTTCCATTGATGGACAATAAGCACAATGCGCTTGTTGAACTTAATGCTCGTGCAGTGAGCGATAACATTCAACGGGCTAGCGTGAAGTGCATTGCCACTTTTACTGGCCTTGGCTTGAAACTTTATTCTGGCGAAGACATTCTCAGGGGCGATGAAAAAGAGCCGCCTAAGCTTCCGTTGCAGCAAGATGCCCCAAAGTCTGCCCCTGTGGCCAAGATGGCTGCACCTTCCCCCGAGGAGACTACTACTGGCATTTCTGAAGAACCATCTTCTCAGTTTGATGGGAAAGCAACATTGCTTGCTTTCTGCAAAGCCAATCCCCTTGGCTATGCTGATGAACGTACAAGCTTGATGGCAGGCAGAGCAGCCCTTGAAAGTCTTGGTTTGGCCAAAGGTGAAGAAGTGAAAGACAAAGCCATGTTTGCTAATGTTGTTTCCACCATTGTCACTTCTTGGACAAAAGAAGAAGGCATCAAAATTACAAAAGCAGCAATGGCAAAAGAGCTTGATTGTTTGCAAGCTGCTTGTAAAGAAAGCGTGGAAGCTGCCATTGAATGGGCGGAGGAATATAAAAGGACAAAAAAGCAATAAATGAGACTGTGCCTTATATAGACCAAGCAGCAGCAATGTTTGCTTTAAGTTTTGCGGGCACAGTTATTTACAACAATGATGGAAGCCCTTTTTCTGAAGAACCATGACCGAACAACTTTCCTCAATCACCCCACCGCCGGAGCTGGTAGAGAACTGGTATGCATCAGCAGATGACGCCAGTGAAGATGTAATTCAAGGAATATCCAATCGAGCTGCCCAATGGGGCGCCGACCAGGAGCTGGAGGCGTGCGTGCAGTGGTCAATTGATAATCAGCACCCGAGGTGGGCCAAGGCGGTGCAGGCCGCCCGCCGGCCGAAGCCACTGAGTTTGAAGCAGCAGGCGCTGGCAGTTCTGGACGACTGCGGCCTTGATGCCGCCCACGAGAATGCCATCCGCCGCGCACTGGAGGCCCTTGATGACTCGCTTTGACGAACTCCAGCACTGCCCTGAATGCGGCAGTCTTTGGCATGATAAGCCCATTCCAAAAGCCAGCCAAGAGTTGTTTGGCGGCTCCAAATGGTTCAGTCGCGTGATTGCTTTGTCTTCGTGGAAGCAAGATCGTTGCTTTGCCTATCAATGCCCTGATTGCTTTACCACTTGGAACCGTAGCACTGGCGCCATCATGGACTTTCCGAAGGTGAATTTGAGCCGACAAAAACAGCATTGAAAGTCCGTTTTTTCCTGCATTACTAATGGTATAGTGGCTTGTCTGGTCTTAATTGTTAAATGCTTTCCCTGGCCCGTTACGCCCCCAGTCGGATCTCTTTAGACGGAAAAAGACACTACACCTGCAGCCAGTTCCCAAATGTGCCAGAGGGTATGCTTTTGCCCTCTGTCACTACTGTGCTTTCCTCCATGGCTTCCGTGGCAAAGATCATGGCGCTCATCAACTGGCGTAAGCGTGTGGGAGATGAAGAGGCCAATAGACGCACCCGTCTTGCTGCTAATCGCGGCACCTGGATGCATGAGGTGATTGAAGACTTGTTCAATGGGGAAGACATTGAAAATCATCTTGAGCATCGCCCTGAATGGCAACCATATTTCTCCGCCATTGAACCTTTCCTAGAGCTTATTGAAAAGCCTATTCTTGCTGAAAGCGCAGTGGCATGGTGGAACGATGGAGAAAGAATTGGTTATGCAGGTACGCTTGATCAATTAGCACTAATGGCCGATGGTTCTATTGCACTTATGGATTGGAAAACTAGCTATAAAATTAAGCCTGATTATCAACTAGCTGACTATAAAAAACAACTTGGCGCTTATAGTCTTGCGGCAGAGCAAATGTACGATTTAGATGTTGAGCAAGCTTTCTGCGTGATTAGCGTATACGACCCTGAAGAGCCAGAGCGCGAAGCTGAGTTGCAAGTGCTGCAAATAGACGGCTTTGAACTGGTGCAGCAGCAACGCATCATGGAAGACACTGTGCTTCGGTATTTCGACCAGTTCTACCCAGGAAAAAAAGCGTTTGCGCTTACGACGGATAAGGGGTAGGATGGGCAAGCCCTGAGCAAGGGCTCCATCACTCCCAAGGAGAAAACACCATGGCCACTAGGCCTCCAATCACCGCCGCTCTCGACCTTCCCATTGATCTTCTTAAGAGCCTTAAGGAAGCTGGTCCAAACGAGCGGGGTAACTATTCGCTTGATGTGGCTGTATGGCCCAATGAAAAGCGATCATCTGATAAAGCCCCTAGATACACTGGCACTGCCAGAGTAAAAGGACAACGAGACGGCGCAAAAGGCTATGCCAGCGTATGGGTGAATGCTTTCCTCGACGATGACGAAGCCCCCTTCTGAACTATGAGCTTACTCAGCGATAAACAAATTCAAGCCCTTGCAGAGCTGGATGTGTTTTTTCCCTTTGTAGGCGAAAAGCGACGAATGTTGGACTGTGGGACAAAGGCCATCTCGTATGGCCTTTCCCAGGCAGGTTATGACATTCGTCTATCGCCTAGTAATTTTTTAGTGTTTGAAGGCGACCCATTGTATGGTCATGCCGTTCTTGATCCAAAGCTTTCTGATCCAACCATTCCTTATGTGGCAGAATTGAACCATGGTAAAAATGGTTCTTATTTTGAACTTCCGCCTCATAGCTTTGGCCTAGGAGTTAGTTTAGAGCTAATTTCCATGCCACCTTCCATCATTGGACTATGTGATGGTAAATCCACTTATGCTCGTTGTGGCATCATTATCAATGTGACGCCAATTGAACCTGGATGGAGTGGCTATTTAACTATGCACATTGCTAATCCTACTGCGTTTCCTGCTCGTATATATGCCAATGAAGGCATAGTACAAGTGATGCTTTATCAGCTTGACCACAACGTGGCCATTGCTTATTCCGGCCAATATCAGCATCAAGACGCTAAGGTGAAACTAGCTGCTGTTTAATCGTTGAGTGCTCTTGAAGATCAATTTCTTGGCTTGTGGCAGGCTCATTTTCCTAAAATAAAGCTAGAGCGAGAATTTTCTGATATTCCTGCATGGGATGTTGATTTTCAAGAGCGCTTTCTAAAAAGCAAACGCTCTAAGAAATATCGTCTTGATTTTGCTCATCCTGCATCTTGTATTGGCATTGAAATACAAGGGGGAGTATATATGAAAGGTCGTCATGTTACCGGCAGCGGCTATGAAAGAGATTGTAAAAAGTACAATCTTGCTTATACCAGTGGATGGACCATTTTTCTTCTCACTTCTACCATGGCCAAAGACGCTTTTTGGCACTCTTTGATTTCTGACTACATTCTTGCACGATGCCCGCAGCTTCGTTAAGCACGTCCTCTGCAGCTTTTAAGTCTATATCGCGTATGGCCAAGGCTTGACGAAGTTGAATGTTTTCCAGAATCATTCTTTGCATGGCTGTATTCATACTGCTCCAGCCTTCAAGCAAATTCTTAGTTACTGGCTTGAGTTGTTCCAAGCTCGTGCATTCATCAATGGCTCGACGATTGACAGTGAGCGCAAATTCACGCTCTGGTGAATGTTCAAACGGACCCATGGCAGCCTTAGTGCTTCTGCCATTGTAGTCCCTTAATTCCACTGGAATGATAAAGCCCACGATAAAAAGCTCTTTTGTTGTTCTTAGGCTAAAGCGAAATGATGCGCGGAAGAGCTTTGTAAGGGCAGTGAATGATGGGCAAAATGCCGAAAAGAATGGTTCGGACTGCCCGAAAGTCTTGCATCCATTGAGCCAAAGGCATAGACTGCCTCAGTTGCCAAAGAATTATGAATGGACCGTTGGTGAGACAGTGGCGCTGGTCGCCTTCACAGGGGCTGGTATGGTGCCATCCAGCATCTACGGCACCTTCCAGGGCTTTACAAGAGGGAGCAATGGAAGAAAAGCAGCAGTGGTCGTTTGGCACCGAGAAGATGCTCTCATCTCTGATATAGTGGCAATTCAACGCATTCGCCCCATCGCTCTCCTTCCACAATGAATAAGGACATGGTAACGGTTACGATTCCGACTATTGAAAATACGGCTATGGCCATTGGAGCTTTGGCAGCAGCCTTTGCCGGTGGGCTGGGTCTTGCTTGCGCCCGTGCTTGGCTATTAAGTTTGGTCGTGGCATTATTCGCCCCTACCATTGCTCTTGGTTTCTGGCAGTGGGTGTTAGTGGTGGTAACCATTCGTTTTGTGCTCATTGACCTTCATTCTTCCACGAAATAACAACTGCCAATTCTGACCATGCACGACCCTATCAATCCTTCGCACTACACCGACAGCAGCATTGAATGTATTGATGCCATTGAAGCTTCCATGAGCACGGAAGAATTTAAGGGCTATCTTCGTGGTAATTGCCAAAAGTATTTGTGGCGCTTCACAAAGAAAAACGGTGCTGAAGACCTTAAAAAAGCTCAATGGTATCTTGAGCGATTGATTGAGAAAGAAGAAGCAATGGGAAAGGCAATTGAAGAAATCATTAAAGAAATGCCTAGTGCAAACTACGATCCCGATGATTACTTAAAGCCAAGTGGTTGCCCTGATGGCTTCTGTCCATTGCCAAATGTGCGTCAAGGGCCTTCAGAAAGCATGTTTGCGCTAGTTGATAATCATTAAATAGCACACCATTCCCCTAAAAGAAAGGGGCTAATAATTGCTTTTTCATTTATTGGTAAAGTGCGTTGTGTGCGTTCCATCCATTCTTCCCAGCTTCCCACGTCAGTGTGAGCACTAATAAAACTATGCGCATATATCCAAGCCAATAATACGCGCTCTCTTTCTTCTGTCCAGAATTCTTTTGGTCGCCACCATTCAAAAATACGCTGGCTTCCTTTTGATGCATTGCATGAAAAACATGCTGGCGTTAAATTATATTTAGCAAAATGTGGTCCACCGCTGCTTTTAGGAACGATGTGATCAATGGTTAGCTTTTCGTTCCATTTGCCACAATAGGCGCAAGCGCAATGGCCCAATGGTCCTTTAGTGGGAAAGTCTTCAAAAATACTTTTACGAAATCGACGCTTTGCTTCTCCAGGGCGTAACTCAGAAAGAGAATAAAGAAGATCATCAGCACCATTTCGTTTCCCCATAGCAATAATTGCCTGGCCTGTTTATAGCTTAATTGGTGCCATGGAAGAATGGAGAATGTGCCTAGAATGGGCAAAAAGGCTACCAATCCATGAAAGAGTGGCAAGACAATTTGACAAATTTTGCCGTGAGCATCACTGCTGGCATGTTGCTGGCCACTGGTGGAATGATGGTTAGCATTGGCCATCAGCAAGTGAAAATTAACACTCAAATAGAAAATATCACGGAAAAGCTTAATGCCCTGACAGAAAACATTAAGGATTTGGAAAGTCGCGTGCGCTCTTTGGAGATTAGGCGCTAGGCTTATATCATCATCTATAACTTCCTATCATGGGCACTGTTGAATGGTTTGTTGTTGGTGGCATCGTCGTTGGTGCTCTTGACCAGCTCATTGAATATTCTCCCTGGAAAAGCAACAACGTGCTGCAAGTGCTGCTTGAAGGGCTGAAGACCATCTTCCGCGTTGGCGGCAAGAAATAAGCCATCATGGCTGACATTGCTAATTCCTGGGAGGGTATAAGCTCCCATGCTCGTCGCGTGGGGGCTCGTTTTCCTGAGCTTGTTGCAGCACAATGGGCTTTGGAAAGTGGCTTTGGCAAGCATTTCTCTGGGAAAAATAATATTTTCGGCTTAAAGGGAAGTGGAAGTTCTGTTTCCACAAAAGAATTCTACGATGGCCAGTGGGTGACAATTAAGGCAGGCTTTATAGACTTTCCCAGTCTTGCTGCTTGCGTGGAATATTTAGTTACAAGATGGTATAAAGACTACAAACGCTTTAAGGGCGTTAATAATGCGCCCAATCGTTACGCTGCTGCGCGAATGTTAAAAGAACAGAGTTATGCCACTGATCCTGACTATCCAGTAAAACTTAGTAGGCTAATGAAACAACATGCGCCAGAAAGCACGAAAGCCATGGTAGGACCAACAAAGCGCCCACAAGATTTTGGCTTCAAGAAAGGCGACTCTCATTTAATTGTTAATGACATTAGCGAAACCATGAAAGCTTTCTCTTTTGAAGGGAAGCTTTTGTGGGAAGTGCCATGCTTGGCGCGTGGGCAATATGCTGATGATGAATGGAAAATTCAACGTTCTGACACTCCACCAGGGCTTTACAAGCTTGGGAGGCTATATAACGATTATGCCCTATATGGTGATAAGGGCATGTATGATCGCACTCTTTTGGCCTACGGTTGGGCTTTTTACGACTTAATTGAACTAGAAAATCAAGAAGCAGGCAACGGACGCGCAGGTGTAGGCATTCATGGAGGCGGAAGTGCACTTGGATGGCCCGGGGCTTGGGCGCCCAATCAAAAGCTTGTTTCCACTCACGGCTGCGTGCGCTGTAAAAATTCTGACCTTATCAATAGAATTCTTCCTCTTTACAAACAAGGCACGGTATTTTGTTCAGTGTTTCAGGAGGGTTAAATCATGGAACCCTCTCCTGAATCGTTCTTTTACTATTCACTATATGAAGCAGGACTATGGGCAGCAAAGCGTTGGCCATGGCTTCCACTTGCGCCAGGCTACATCAATATTATGGACACTCTTCGTCCATATTGGCAGCTATGGAAAATAAAAGTCACCATTGAAGCTGTTGATAAACAAGCCGTAGAAATAGTAAGGCAATGGGAAGTGGAGGATCGTCAAGAACGCGCTGAAGCTCTTGCAACAAAAGCTAAAGAGCTATTTCCAGAAGCTTCTGTGACAGCACTGCCCGATGCCATTGTGCCCTCTGTGATGATCATTCATGAAGCTGATGAAAGTGCCAGTGAAGGTGTGAAGGCGCTTGGTGGGGAATTGCGTATCACTTGGCAATTGCCCTCTTAAAATGAATTATCTTCATTGATGATCATGGAAATTGTAGTAGGCCTATTTTTACTTTCCACTGGACTAGCCCTTACTGGCCGCTTGTATCATCAATGGGTGCATCCTTGTCATCCCCATTCTCAGTCTTCTCGCTATAAGATGGCGCATTTTGCTCCAAGCCGCGATAAATAAAATTGTGAATGTCTATGTAATGTGACAAGCCATCACTGTAGTCTAAATTGAAAATGTCATACATGGCATAGCGATAGGAGCCTTTGTCCTGAATGTCAGCTTTATGAATGAGCTTAGTAATTTGCCTGAAGGCTTGTGCTCTTCCTTCCATTGTTAAACTATCCCACCAGGCATCATCTTCAGCATTTTGCTTTCTTTCTGCTGCTGCCCATGCTTCACGCAATGCTTGCAGTTCAGGAGAATTTAACCATTGCCCAAGGTCATTTTCAGTGCTTTCCATTGTGAAGCTTCCTTTTGATGATAATCATACCATTGATCTATGGCTTCAAGGATGGCAGCATGAGCAATGAAAGGCCCTTCATTCATAAGCTCTTGCAAGGCATCAGCAATGGCTTCTACTTGCGCAGCACGATGATCGTACTGCGGAGGAAGGCTTTCCATGGGAATGAAATAATTGCCCCCTTTATAGCACGCTTTATGCTGCTGGGGCCAACGCTTCAATAAAGGCTTCTGGCAGGTTGTATTCGCTAGCAATTTCCTGCACGGCGACGATCAGCTCAGCCGAGATCAGCCCTAGGGCAAGGGCAGCGTTCCAGGAGTTCAGGAATACTCTGCTGTCTCCTTCGCTGGCCTGTTGCAGCCCCACCACCAGGCCGCCATAAAGCCCTGGAGCTGCTTGCAGCACGGCGCCAAGCATGGCATTGGCGGCAGGGAGAGCCATGATGATGGCTGAGAAATCCACCCAGCGCGGCACCACTAATGGTGGTGGAAGCTCTTGCAGTTCCCACGCTTGCTGCCACTGCCCATCAATTTCAACTGGCATCACTTCCACGGCTTTATGCGTGGCTGGATCATGCGCAGGAGGCTCTGTGACTTGCGGCTTGATGATGATGATTGGCGGATCTAGCGTGAGCCATGATGCAATTTCGCCAGCGTGTGGATCATAGGAGATGCTTAATTGCGGCTCATCAATGCGGAGCCGCTGGAATGAATAGGGCCACTGGGGGCCAGATTCGCGGATGCGTATTAAGTAAATCATAACTTAAATGGGATACCTAATAATAACAACACCAGATCCGCCAGCCGCTGCAAGCCCTTGTGCAGTTTGACCGCCGCCACCGCCGCCACCTTTGTTAGTTGCGCCAGCAACCGCGTTTTGAAATGGACTCCCATTATTAACTGCTGTACCACCAGCGCCGCCGCCACCAATTCCGCCATCTCCACGGTTACCAGAATCCGCATTGCCACGGTTCATTCCACCGCCGCCACCAGCGTAGTAATTGCCGGAGCCTGTAGGCCATTCTTTTCCTGCGCCGCCATCGCCAGCAACTTCGCCAGTATTGC